CATCACACGCCCCGGAACCAGGGTCAAGGGTTCAAGCTACAGCGCGGGCCATTTACGCTGTAGATGCCGAAGCAGGTCGAAGTACTTCCCTTCTAACTCGGCTTTGCGGCCACGTTGCAGAATTTCTCGGCGTGGTCGGAAAGTTGTTCCGAGCTCTTCAAAGCCGGTCAAAACCTCGATCGACTCAGAAGCGGAAGCAATCTCCCTGTCCAGCTTGTCCAGCTGGAAGTAGCCAGTCTTGTCAACCCGATACAGCGCGTCAAACCAGCGCTGCGACGGGCGACTCTCCCCCGCAGAGCGAGGGATCGAGTCAGACAAACCTTTCACATCCTCGTCGCTGACGTCCCAGGCAGAGACCTTCTTCTCATTCGTCTTTGTGACGATGAGGAGAGGTGTCCGCTCCGGAACGACAGCCTTAGATGCGAAGACACGGCTAATCTCGGCAAGGGCAGGTCCAGCCCTCTCGAGGAAAGAAGTTGAGGATCGCTCCTCGGACGGCAAAGCAACCGCCGTTCGTGCTTGAAGCTCCCGCAGCCTCTGCTCGCTCTTTGCAATTACCCAGTCGTACGACCGTGAAACCTGTGTCGCAACGAACGCCTCGAAAGAGAGGAAAACGTTCTTGGGCACCACGGGCTGGGAATGCAAATGAATGGCCACACCGACTCGAGGCCGCTTCATGGACAACAGACTCGCCTGGAAAAGGCTTTCAGGAGTCGAGTCTTCGAGGGCACCCGGGGGGACGGGAGGCAACGGTCGCGTGTTGCCACAGAGTCGGAGCCAAGACCAAAACCTCTCGTTCGTCTTGAGAATCTCCCGACCCTCCCCACCCGGCGAGTAAAGCTGCTCCACGGAAACGCGACTGTCAAAAATCGTCGCGGCACACAGGGTACCCAGGACCCGGTCCTCCTGTTCAGACTGTGCATCGGTCAAGCGCTGCTGCGGCAACATCGAAAGATATCGCTGCTGGCAGAGCTTCCGAACTTTCCACGGGGCATCCTTGCTCGGAGCGGCCGGTCGTCTCTCAAGAGACTCCCAATTCGTCAAAGCCCAGAACGAAAGGAGGAGAGACCACCGATCACTTTTGCCCACAAGTCCAAGGCCACCAAGCCACTCGGGAAGAAACCACGGCACACGCGCACGCCGCAGGATGTCAAGATGTCGTCTGAAGAAGACTGCGTTCACAAGATCGTAGGCTTCTAAAGGCGCCGTCGAGAGCAACTCGCGGTGACGCGCGCCGATTCCCGAGAGTGGGTCCGCCACATCGTCAAGTCCCAGCTTCTCCGATCTCTTGAGCCCGTACATAAGGCCAAAGTTCACGAAGCGAGTAAGACGGAAAGGATTTTCACGAAGGACAACAGAGCCAGGACCATCATCCACGCCCGGAGGCGCAGGGCAGGTCTGAAACTGGCCACGTTTCCATTGTTCCGCAAGCGGCGCAAGCGGAGTGAACGCGAAGTTCGTCGAATTGATGTTCACGAACCGACGCGACACGTAAACCTTTCCAACGGAAGGCGAAAGCCCAACAAAAGCAGAGATCGCTGCCCACAACCGCCGCCCCAATTCAGTCGTCTTGAAGGCACAATCGTCACCATTGATCAACAGCGGAAGGCTGGACAAGGAGAGTCTTGTTCCCGCCGCCCGCTCGAGAGCAAGGCGACAGACGACAAAGTTGGCGAGACACAGAACCGGGAACGACGTGACAGACCCCATCAGCTGACCATTTTGCTGAGGTTTCTGCACTCCGTCGTGCTCGAGAATGTGTCCCGTCAAGGAGCGGTGGAACAGGCGTCGTTCCAGTTCAGACAGGCAGAGACGGTCAGAGAGAGCGTCGACCACAAGTTCTGACATCTTCGAGTCAAGCTCGTTGGTGGCATTACTGTAGTCGCCGCTCACAAAGACCTGGTCTTCTGCTAGAGACGATCCCAGCGCGTGGAAGAGAATACGCGAACTGACGGGTCGGCCAATGAGCTGAAAGACACGCTGCTTGGACAGCTGAGTCCAAAGGTATCTCTGCAAAGGCTTGAGCGCGGTGTTGAGAAGAGCAGGGCCCTTGGTGATGACGCGAGTTTTCAGCGCCTCCGCCAGGGCCACAGGCTGCGCGACCGGAACCTCACGGTCTGCCTCGTCACACAGTCGGGCGTAGAACTGCGCAAATCTACGCCGAAGCTCGGAATCGTCCGCATCCAAACTTCGACCTCCGATCGTCTCCTCGGGATTGACACGAATGTCAACACCGCAGGATTCGCGACGCAAACCCAGAAGCAAATCAGGGTGCTCGCGAAGCAAAGCTCCAATGGCTCCCATGTTGCTGCGGGAACTAATGTAGTTTGCTGACGTCGAAGGAAAGAAGGGTCGCAGGCGCTCATTGAGTGTGTATCCTCCTTCCGGGAACAGCTGTTCAACCGAACGGCGGACTTCAGAGGCGATAAGGTCCCAATCGACGGCCAGAACGTGCCCCACCTCAGCGATCTCCTCGTCTGCCGAATCAGCCCAAGAGGCGATTCGTGCGGTCGGAAGACCATCGGTGAGAAACACGGCACGTGGCCGATTTCGAGCGGTCGTCAATTCAGCGAAGGTCTTCGCGGCGGCCAGGGCAAGCATCGCTTGGTCCGGTCGCGGGAGACCCTTCTTCGCTTGAAGGACATTGACGGCCAACGTCATCAGTCGTTCGTACTCCGCTGTAGCTGCGGGTTCGGCTGACTTCGTTTTCAACGCGTGCACGAAGCGTCGCGCGCGTCGTCCCCCAACCACCTGAAGCGGGTTGTCGGGATCTGGGAAAGGTTGAGCGGGCAGCTCAACGTCCATCAGGGCAGAAAAGAAGGCGGCAAGCTTGTACTTCATCAGCTTGAACGAACCTTCCAGCCCGGGAGCAATCTTCGCAGCCAACTTGACCCAATGGTCGAGAAGGCGGCGTTGCGCGGTAGTCTCAAGGACTCCGCCAGGATTGCTTCTGATGTACCCTGACACTTCGAAAGCTTCGAGAAGTGTTTCCAGGGCCTCCCAGAGAAACTTCTGCTCCATCGGCAAACTCTCCGCAAACAAACGCGGACTGGTCTTGCGGCCAGCGTAACCTGCGCGATGATGCAATGCGCGGTCACGAGAAAGAACCCGCTGTTGTTGCGCGTAGCCGATGGGCACCCCTTGCTGCCCAAGCAAGGAGGCGAGAGATGACCTTGACGCAGGTCCGTCCTCTCGCATTTGACGTGAACTTTGGTGCTTGTGCTCCATTGTATCGCGGTG